CATAAGGAACTGGAACTGGCTTGTCACTGTCGCCAAACATTCCACCAAGAGCGGCTCCAAATGTTCCAGTTCCGATTGCACCCAGCGGGCCGCCAAAAACCGCACCAACACCGCTGCCAATAATCGCCCCGGTCTTTTCTCCGCCGTGAAAATTGGACGGGATGTTGACATACTGCTGAACCTCCTGATGCTGCGGCAAATTAACGGTTACGCTGGTTCCGGCATTGGCCGCCGCCTCAAGCTGTCTTTGAATGGGAAGATAGGACAACTGTGCATTGGAAATCTTCTGGCTGGCCGAACCAAGATTCGGCTGGCTCGGAGAAAATGCGCCAGCGGCAGAGGCTGCGCCCATGCCGATGCTGGCTACTCCAAGTGCGACGTCAACCCATGCCATATTATTCGATCCTTTCAGGTTGATTGTTTAAAAGCTGGTTGATCTCGTTTTCACATCCAAGAAAATCGCCACCCTTTTCCACAAAAACCTCCTCAAGACTGTCCATGTCCTGCTCGTTTGAAGGGTTGGGATGAACATTCGCCCAACGCGTGTCCTCGATGGCGCAAACCGCCTTACGAACTCCAGCCGGAGACTTGAACACCCGCGGAGCGGAAAGCTCGATCAGCTTTCCGTCACAAACCACGCGGACTCGGCCAGAAAGCAGCACGTTGATATGCTCGGTTTTGTGCTTTCGGCCAACGGCGATTGTCCCTTTGGGAATCAGAATCTCGCGCCAGTAAATGCCATCCGCAAACAGATTGGTCAGCGGACAATCCACCCTTACGATAGTCGGCGGCACATTGTTGATTTGCTGAATCTTGTTCATAACGTAGCGTTTAAGCCAACCGATCCACCGCCTCCCGAATAGGCATTCTCATACGAGATTCCAGAAGGCGGCGCGGCCGGTGTCGAGAAAGCGTTGCTGTAGCTCACCTGCGTCGCCGGGGAGCTAAACGATGGAACGTAGGGGCTGGAAGTTGTAGTCGGACGGCTGAAAAACCCAGAGTTGGCGATGTTGTTAATCCCGCCGATAACCATTCCAGCGCCAGCCATGAACGGATTCGCGTTTTGCTGGCTGGTGTTGAAATTCGATTGAGCAAAATTGATTCCGATGCCGGCGGCGTTGGGGTTAAGGCTGGCCGGATTGGAATAATTCGGCGTCGAAAACGGAGCAGCCCCATTTCCAGCACCGGCAAGTTGACCAAATTGCGCTTCGGGTGTTTGACCGTTCTGGAATGCCCCCAAGTTCGCCAAGTCCTGTTGAATCTTGCGGAACTGGATGTCTTGCGGGCTGATGCCGGATTTTAGGTAATCCTCAGCAGACTGTTGTTGCTGCGTGCGCAACGTGTCCTGGGCCTGAACCACGGCTTGCGCCTCTTCCTGTGCTGGCGCATTGCCCAAGATGATGCCACGCGCCGCCTGACGGCCCCTGACGCTATTTTGAACCTCTTGACGGCCTTGCTCATCCAAACCGCCAGCCCCTTGGAGCATTGTGTTGACCTGCCCTTGCAAGTCTTCGGACATCTGCTGATTCGGGGCGGCCTTCTGTGAGTCTTCAAGAATCTTGTCGAAAAGCTGTTTTCTGGCGGCAAATCCAGTGGGGTCAGACCGCTGCAAATCGGCCAGCCGTTGCTTTACAAAATCGGCCCCATAGTTTTTTTGGATGTCCAGCAACGCCTTGGCCATCGTGTCCGATATGGCTCCCTGTTGATCGGCATTGCCCAGCCCCGAAAAATCATAAACCTTGCCGTTGATGACGACCTTGCTGCCTGTTTGCGCAGCCGAATTAGCCATCCATGTGGACGGGAAATTGACAAGGTCTGCCTTCATGCCGCCCACTGCGGCATCTGCTGGATTTGGAACTGATCCGCCGAATAATCCCATAATTATTTCGATTTCACTTTAACGATAACAGTCAATGTTTCAATCGGAATCTATAGAAATTCTTGTAATCGCCTCGGATAGCAGTCGCGCCGATTGTCGAGCATCAGCGAGTGGGTCGTGCATTGGCATTTCGCTCGGCGTGCGCGGATATTTCGCCATCGGGTCAAGTCCGGCAGCAGCGAGATAGCTTGCGATTTCATGGAGCGGATACGGGCCTTCCCATTTGCGCGCCGGTTCGTCGGCGATGCAGGCTTTCACGAATCCAGCTTCGACCGGCCATTGGCATTCAGCAGCCATTACAGCACCATCCGCCTTTGCTTTCATCCACTGCCGCCAGAACTCATCACGCATGGCTTTCGGCGAGCGGTGAGTTTCTTCGATGGCAGGGATGTTTTCCTTCACCCATTTGCGGTCATCGTCATCGCCCGCACACTCGTCTATCGGGCACGCCAGCCGGAACTCCCATTGAGCAGCACCATTTGGCAGATACACGCCGCCAGCGACAGCGAATCCCTCGCCGTGCAGACCAACGGATTCCACGTCTATCACAAAGAATGGAGAGCAAGATTTATCGGGTTCAGTTTTCATATTTTGATCGTCATGTTTCTGAAAATGGGTTGATAAACGCTCCGGCACTTACGCTTTTCAAGAACCACCAGCCGTTTTGAGACTCAATTTTCAAGTATGCCTCGTTAAAAGTGGGTAGTCCCCTGATTGGCTGGGGCAGATTGGTCGGCTGATTTGATGCGAGCAGAAATGGCAGGACATCGGTTCCAAGGATGTCGCCAGAGGGTTGAAATGCGCCAACCCATGTTTGAACGGTTGCGCCGTCTGACACCCAAGAAAAGTTGATGGCCGCATTCCCGCCAGAAAACTTGACCCGGATGAAGTGGCCTGTCTTGTCGCAGTTGATTTCGCCGAACTGCCAGCTTGGCAGCCATGCCTGAGTTTTGTATCCGACGCCGTTGTCGGTGTAGGTCGCGTCGTCTTGGATTCCGTTGGTGGCCAGATTGTCTTTCCACTGGTTCACAAGCCCGGTCGAATCGCCAAAAACCAAACGCACCACACCGGAAAACCGGGTCTGCTCAACGCAAAGGCCAGTCCAGTGATCCCACGCGCCGAGCCAGCAATTCAAACGTCCGTTCCAAACCAAGACGTAATTATTGGTTGTGCTGGCGTCCAGCGGGACAAAGAACAAGGCCAGTTCATTGTATTTTATGGCGCAAATCTTGTCCCATGCCGCGCGATTGATTCGGTCAATAATCGGCTGAATGGGCTGGCTCAATGGGGTTGATAGCTGCCACTGGCCGGCGGCAGCCTGCATCCGCTGAACTGAACGGACGCCATCTTGAGCCATGAACAGGATGTCATTTTCGTAAGAGCACCACGCATCCCGACCAACGCAGCCGATGCCGGAAGAAATTAGCTGCGTGGCGGCAAAGTTATAAATCGTGGAAGCATCATTCGACGGATCGGTGTTAATCAGCCAAATCGAATTGCGCTTCAGGCAGGCCAGCGTGAAGCCCTGCATGGATGCCAGTGAAACAATCGGGTCGCCGTCGCCGGCCCCAACACGGAATGAACGGGTCGTCAGGTTCCACTGTCCGGCGGCGAATGTCAGGAAGTTTGATACGTCAATTTCATCGGGTCGCGCTGAAATGCCAGAAGCAAACATTCGGCTCGTGTGCCAGCAAAGTATGGTCGCTCCAATCGGCGCATTGGTGTTGCCCGCCGCTCCGGCACTGGTAAAAGTCGAGCCATCGTAAATCTGCAATGGGTTGGCTGATCCGTCGGCAATCAAAACCTTGTCCACGCCCTGCGCCATTGCCAGCCTTGAATCAGACGATCCCGGCGCATAAAGTCCGCTCAAATCCGTCCACGCCGAGCCTTCGTATTTCAAAAACTTCGGCGTCGCGCCAGCCGCAGCGGAGACGAGTAGTTGCTGGTAAGTCGGCGTGTCGAAATAGCGCGCGGAATAAATGGCCGTGGCCGGCGTGTAGCTTGTAACCGTGAAAGTATAGACGCCCGCGCTGTCAGCGGTTGTGGCCGCGCTCAGATCAATCGTTCCGACCCCTTTGGCCGCCACCGTTGTTCCGTTTGGTATGCCGGTTCCTGAAACCACCGAACCGACTGCAAATCCAGAGTTGTTACCGCAGGTAATTCCATTCTGTGCGCCGGACAAGAAAGTCAGTGTTGTTATCCAGTTGCCTTGAACCTTTGCGTTGGCGGACGGAATGGCGTCTGCGCCCGGCCTTGTCCGAGCCTCGTAATTGTCGCGCACCAGCACATTCAAAAGATGCTGGCACTGGTCGGGACGCAACAGCGTCGGGCGAATAAATGAATCTTCGCCGCCGGAAAAAGACTGTTGCGAGGAAAAAATCAACGGGTCGTCCAACGCCTCGTTTCCGAATGACGTTTGGATCAGGTTGGTTGAAAGGTCGCTCATTCAATATCCGGGATTTCCCCACTTGTGGGAGTCTATGTTGGTTCCAAAACCGGACGCTGGCTGCATGACTTGATGCGTCGCTTCTTGCAGGGTTTCGATTCTGGCCAAATCAGCCAGCAACGCTTCCGCCTCCTGAAGTTTTTGCGCCGCCTTGCCGTATTGACGGACGCGCTCAAGCAAGTCGGCGCAGCCGAAGGCAATCAGGCAATCGTCCACGTTTTTAATCGCCGGAGTTTCGTTATCGAAATCCAGCGGAATAAAAGGCTTTTTGCCAAGGACGTTAATCGTTGTTGCCACTGCCGGAGCAGGCACAAGCTGGACTCGGTTGTGCTTCGGGCTTCTCAAATCCGACGGCAACAATGTTCCGATCAACGTCGAAACAGAATAGCTGGCAACTGGGTTTTGAATCGTGAATGTGATGTTGCCCGCAGAAACCTGCTTGAACACGGATTCGACCTCGATGAAACCGCTTCCGTCTTGAGGCGTCAATGTTACCGGCAAAGTCCCATTGTAAACATGCTGTTCCGTGGCGTCGCGCCAGATGATTTTTACCTGAATTGGACTTCCACCACCGGCCAAATCAATCACAGCGTCAGAAGTTACGACCATAGTTGCGCCCGGCAGGGATTGTCCATTCAGGACGCCTTGAAATGAATACAGCGTCCCGTCAGAAATAGTTGGCCCCGGAACGCCAGCAATCCAACTTTGCGCCCTTGTGTGTGTTGATATTGCTTGATAATAACCAGTGTTCCCACCAGCCAAAACAACCGTATATGGCCCACCAAGTAACAATCCAGCATCATACAGCACACTGTCGTTTGCTTGAGATGAAACCAGCTTCAGAACCTCGCCAATGGTCGTTGTTATATTTCCCGTGGCGATGGCAGACCCCCAATCCTCTGTTCCCGGACGGCAGGTAAACCAAACCGGACTCAGTTGCGTGAATCGCTGCCAAGTCCCGCTTTCAGTGACGAATCCCCCATTCAAAAACAGGTCGTAATTGTCTTGGTATAAACTCTCCTGTTGTTCAACTCGAATCGCTCGGTTACTGCTGTTGCGCATGGCCACAACACGCTCAATCTGCTCTGGCAGCAAAACTATTCCAGCCAAATTATCGGGGTCGGTGATTGGATCAACCGAAAGAGAGACAGGGGCGAGGCTGTCTTTCCAAAGATAGCGGTTGTAAATCCGCTCATACTTTTTGCTCAGGAAAGATTTGCAAACAGACTCCTCTCCGGTGTTTCCAGAAAGCTGCGTCTTGGCTAGGCAGATGTTGGTCAGTTCTTGAAGCGTCATGGCATCATTGCGGTTGAATGAGAACGTGAACCAAACCGCTGGCGGTCGTTCCGCTGCCGCCAGATTTCACAGTTGAAACGCGAACCTTGTTCGTCGTCACAATCTGCGAGCTGTCAATCTCCAAGGAAATGGTCTGGCCTGATCCGTCGTGAATGCAAGCTCCGGACACATAGTAAAGCGCGTCCGGTGTCGGGGTTCTAAAGCAAATGTCGTATTCGCCGCCCAAAACAGATGTGCCGCTCACCGTCTGGATGGCGTCGGCGTTGAAGCTCGTGTAATTGGTCAGCAGCAACACAGACGGCGTTCCGGTCGGTGCGGATGACACCGTTACCCAGTTCGTTCTGCCGGTCGCCTCGTTGTAATTCGTCCAAATGCGGAAATAATTTGCATTCGTCACCTGTGCGACGGCGTAAAACACGGTGTTTGACAGCACCTGCGGCGAGGTCGGAATAGTCCCGCCATTCGCTAAAAAGCTTATGGCCGTAATGGAGTTTGTTGAAATGGAATTTGTTGTATTCAACAATCCCTGCGCTGTGTTGAATAGCGATGTGCTTAACCGCGTCTGATTGACGTTGCCGCTGAAGTTGGCTCGTGCAATGGAGTAGGCCGGCAAGGTGTTAAGGTTGGTCAGGTAGCTGTAGATCGCGCCAACCGTCACTGTCGTATTCGTCTGCTGCCCGCCAGAATTATATGGAATGGTATCTGTCGGCAAAATTTGCGGCGTGGTGTTGGTCGGGTTGAACGCATTTGTCAGGTAAAGAGACGTGATCGGGAAATTCGTCTTCGTTCCCCATGCGTTCGTAAAATCAGTCGTGTTCGTGCTGTAAAGCGTCCACGGCAGAAACATCTGGCGATACACATAGTTTTCGTATCGGTTGGTGAACTGATAGTCGTAAATCTGCGCCAAGAAATTCGATGCAGTGATGTAGCTGGGGACTCCGTTCGTATCAAAAACCAGAATGTTCAACTGGTTGTTGGTGCTGCCGGCACTGAATGCGATGGGGTAAACCGGAACTTTCGAGCCGTTGGTCGTCCACAAAACAAGATTGCTGAACACAATTCCGCTGGAAATCACGCTCGCCAGATTCGATTTCGTAATCTGCCCAAGCCACAAGTTTGTCGGATCGTAAAAAAGGAACGACGAGTAATCCGACACCGTTGAATAAGGTGTCTGGTTGGCGATGATGCCGGTATTTCCGTAAAGCAGTGATTGCGCGGTCAGCTTGTGGAACGTCCCGCTTGATGCCGAATAGACAAGAAAAACATCGCCCGAAACCGGAGCACCCTGCGAAACCTTTGTTGTATAAAACGTCGTGTTAATGGTTGCGAGGTTGACAAGCTGCCCAAGCTGGGCGGCGGTGAGTCGTTGGCCGTCAGTGAAAGTGATCCCCTGGGTCAAGTCCTGCGCATCCAGCCGGATTAAGGCTGCCAGAACGATTGCGATTAGAGCGATTTTTTTCATATTTTCAAATTTTCTAGGCCGCGCAATTCTCCCGCTGAAGGCGGCGCGGCTCGCCGGATTGTCAACGGTCTTCGTTGAACGCATGACTTCCAGCCAAGTTAACGCCCTGATAAATCGTCTCGGCAGTCACTTCTGGCACTTGGCAAGCCAGCATCATTTCCTTCAACAGCGAGTCACAATCAGACTTGGACAAAGCCGCCAAAACCCACGCCGAACCGTTCCACACTCGAAGGGTGTTCCGATAGGCGCAGTCATGTCCGAACGCCGCCAGCGCGTATTCCGCTCCCGCCGTGCCTTGCGGAGGCAACAGATTCCAAAACGGCTTCGGCACGCTCGCCAAGTCACTCACGGAGCCTCTGGCGAGCTTATAGAGCGTTCCAGATGCCGACAGATAGAAAACATCTGCCATCAGGTCAAACACCTGAAAATCAGGCGTAATGACGTTGACTGTGCGGCTGCTAAAATGCCCCGGCGTCAGGGCATATCCGCAAATGGCGAGTGTTTCTTGCGGGGTCATTTATTAAAACCCTTTCGTGATCGCCAAGAATCCGCCGACGTATCGCCCGTCCCAATAGCCCGCGCCGGTTCGCGTTTCATAAACTACGCCGAGATTCACGTTGATTCCTTTCCATGTGGCAATCGTCGTCTTCGCGCCGCCGCCAAGAATTTCGCTGACAACGCCATTGCCGGTAGCCACAAGGCCAAAAGCAAAAGGAGTGACTTTAAGATTCGGCAGGCCGAAGTTTTTGAACGGGTAAAGGTCGGTTTGAAGATTCAACCCGCCTTTGACCATGTTGGACGCTGACGGCACGCCAGACTTCTTTGATGTCCAGAGGTAATCGCCGCCGACGATTGCACCGAAGACGGTGTTAAAGTTGTAGGCGACTTCGGCGAATGCGACATTTCGGTTGCCGTGCGTGGCGCGGGCGAAGCCGGTTGCCAAGCCGTAGTTGGTTGCACCGGCCACGGAATCATAGACCATCTGGATTCCATTGGCGAACGACGGCATGACAGCGGCGTTGGTTACGACTACGGTTTGCGCGTGGCCGGTGCAGCCGTAGAAACTGGCGGCGACGATGACAAGGGCGGTGATGAATGCGAGTGGTGTTTTCATGTGGTGGGTGGGGCTGAATTTGTAACGGTGGTTTTTACGGTTGTTTCGGTGGTTTGTTCAAGCTGCGCGGACTGGTCAAAGAACATCTCTACGCCCTTGGCGATGGTCAGGACAATGCCGAGTGAGAATGAAACCAGCTTCAGGTAAATCGGCGGCAGGAAATCCAGCGCGGGCAACATGCCGAGAATTTGTGTCACAACAATGACGATGACGCCCCACATGAGTTTTTTCTGAATGAGTTGTTTCATAATTTAATCCTCCATCATTGTGCCAAGCTGCTTAATCAGACCAGCAACATCATCTTTTCCGCTCACCGTCTGGCGGGCGTTAAGCGCCATGAACATGCCGCGCACGGCAGAGCGGGCGGCAGCGTCGGCGTCATCGTGGCCGGCGCGCTTCACGCTGTAGGCGATCATGGTTTCCCAAGCCTCTAGGCTGGCTGGACATTCGGTTATTTCTTTGAGTGTCATTTTGATTGCCTGACAATATCCTTGATGTCTTCAGGAAGAAAGGTTCCTTTTTGCAGGATGTCGCAATTATTTTCCTTCGCAGCGGCCTCCAATTCCTGCGTGACAAAGCCGGTAATTATGGTGATCGGCGCGTCCGGCAGACGGTCGCGGATTCGGCGGATGGCTACTGCGCCGCTCGGCCCGACCGGCAAATTCAAGTCCACAAAAATGCGCGTGAACGGGATTGTTTTCTCCACCAGTTCAACCGCCCTGTCTGCGGAATCAATGAGCGTCACTCGGCACCCTTCACTGGATATGATCTCATTCAACAGGCGCCCTGTGTCGGGATCGTCCTCAAGGATGAGAACCCGGCGCGGACGCTTGTAGTCGTCGGCGTTGAAGTTCCTCAACTCGCTTACAAAAATGTCAGTCAGTTTCATAAAAGCTTTAACCACCAAAGCGCAAGCGCGGCCAGCAACGAACTAATCGCAATCTTCACGATCTCACCAATCCAGCTATTTTTAGACCTTCCGGCCCGTATCTGCTCGCGGCGCATTTCGCGCACGCGGGCAACCAAATTGACCATAACTTCATCTCGCCAGCTTCCCCTCTGCTCCGCCATCGAAAGCGCCTTGTGGGTCGCAATCGCAATCGGCTGGAGTTTTTCGTCCATATCCATCAACTGCTCCATTTCGGCCACGGATATGCGCGGCTCAAATTTCGGAATCTCCTTGATGGGGCTGATTCCGATAGCTGATTCTGTGTCGGCGTCATACTCGCGATTGAACTCCATAAGTTTTCATTCCGTTTCAAACGGGATGATCCTGGCGAACTCTTGGCCGGAGGTTTGAACCGGCAAAACGTAATCCGTCGTCTCGGTCAACCACGCACGCACCGCGCAGATGTTGGGATATTGCGGACAGCCAGTGTGATTCCAATCTAGCACGCTTAAATCTGGGCCGCTGATGACGATGCCACCCCAGCCGTTCGATGCTTCCCAATGTAACGGCGGACAAGGCGGCAATTTCGGCGTGATGACTACCGACATCGGCTTATAGCTCACCGGAGTCATCTCGTCGTAGGTGGGCGTGCTGATTTCAGTTATCCGGGAATCCCGGATAACTGCCGGCGGCATGATGCTTGCATTCGTCGGCCACGGAGCCTGCGGCTGACCAGTCCAACTGTCACTATTGCCGCCATCGTAGTTGCCGGGAGACTGGCGACCGCCGGAAAGAATGGAGCACCCCGCACCGAGCAGGCAGGCCAGCAGCAAGAGAGTTGTGAGGTTACGGGTCATGGCTAATATGTAGACGAATTAGTCACGATTCCTCCTGAATACTTCAAAATGTAACCATGTCCGGCATTGGTTTGAATGGATATATTTTGAGTTATCCCAGCTATTCCTTTTTGGGAAAATGCTCCATTCCCTAGGTCAAAATTTTGACCAATACTATTGGTATAGCTATAAAGCCCGTCATGTGTTGACCCAAGCACTATAGTCGGAGTGCCGGCATCTTGAACAGCTGTGTTTGGAAGCAGCCAATCTGCCTCAACAACAACTTGATTACCGCCAAGCGAAGCGTCCATTGCAACGCTGTTTGAGAAGGCCGAACCAGAATTAACGACATACGAATTAGGAAACCCGGCACCATAAATTGTAGCATCCCCAACATAACAATTTTTAAGTCTCGCGAATGTTGATGTGCCAAAGAAAGTGTCATCAAAATAAACTGCATAATTTCCACCAAGGTTGTTGGCGTAATCAAATGAACAGTTTTGAAGGTCGGCAAAACCGCCTTGCATCCAGACACAACGGGATGGGTTCGACAAAACTCCGGAATTGTAATAGCGAGTATTGAAGTTGGTGACAAAAGAATTTGCGGTCGCGCCCATAACAGCAAAGTCCCATCGAAAATCAATTTCAGAGTTGAAATCTATCCAGGAGTTTGTGGCCTTGGTGTAACGCCAATAAATCCCATCATAGTTGGCGCCGAGCCTCATGTTTCGGGTAATGAGGCTGGCCTTCAAGTTCGTATAGGTGCTACTATAACTTCCAACGGGGGTAGACAGATTTCCATTCGGATTCGATGGGCCAGTCAAGATAGTGAAATCAGTCAAAACCATATTCGTGCCCGGAAAGAAAGAGACGCGAACACCATTGGTAGTTCCAAACAGAACGTAATTCGTCTGGCAAGGATTCCAGAATGTCGAATCTTTTCCGCTGCCTCGAATAGTTGTGTTAGCTGGAACGACTACGGTGTTCGAGGCATTGAATGTTCCAGCCATCAGCCAGATATTTGAATAGGTGACAGCCGCATTCGACACCATCAAGGCATCATCCCCTCCGCTTGGATAAAGAACTTGCCATGTTGCCCCATTCGTCACCACCCTCGCCGCCGCGAGTTGGGCGGGTGTTACCGTCGAAGGCCCGGTGTTAATTCCGCCAAACACGATCAGCGGAAACAACGCAAAAATTGCAACAATGGTTTTCATTAGCGTTTTACAACGGCTTGGAAGGTTGTGTCGGCGACTCCTATGGTCAAAGTGTTTGCCGTAGTAGAATTGCACACAGTGACCGCATCGAGATCGGCCCCGTAGTAACCAAAGTCAATCGAATAGAACTGGCCGGCACTGACCGGAAACGGCCCAAGATTACACTTCGCCCCATTGGCCGGAACAGAATTTGTTCCAAACACCATGATGTATTGAGTCGTCGCGGAATAGCCTGTCAGCAAAAATACCTTCTGCGGCTTGGTGGAGGCAACGAATGAGTTGGTCGCCGTGCTGTCGCCTGTTACGCGCGTCGCCACGGTCTGACTGTGGCCGCACAAGGCGAACAAGCTCAGGATTAAAATGAGTGATGTCTTCATAGATTTTGTTTCTTAAACCAAACTTTTTTCAACTTTCCGGGTGCTGTCTGCGTCGCGCGCTCGATCTCGTGAACCGACATGCCTTTTGAATGTTTCGAGCAAAACGCACTGCCGAAAACCGTTTTCCGCGACGTTCCAGATTCCATCTCGCGCAACGCGCGCGGGACGGCCACTTGCGGACAGCCGGGGTCGCGAGCAATGCCCGCAAATCCCGGCGCGCGTCCGCTGGACAGGATTTCAGCTAACCGGCCCACTCGCGCCTCCCATCGCTTGACGAAGGTTTGCCTCCTGCTCGTCCAGGTCGCCGACATCGGATGATTCTTCCTCTGGCGATCCTTCGCCGCCTTCAAGGTCGTTGCCATTGATCGCCGTAAGGCTGATGACGGCGTTTTCGCCCATGACATCAACGACGGTAGCCTGACCTTGAAAGCTCACAGAATCACCTTTTGCGGGTGCCTGCATAGCTTCTTTGTCATCCGGCTGGGCAAGTGATGTCAAAGGCACTGTGATGGTGGACGGCGGTGCTACCGGATCGGCCATCGGCATTGGAATTGGTTTTGTCATAAAATTAAGGTGGGGCGGCTGGATTTTACCAACCGCCCCGAATTGAGCTACGGAGCGAAAAACGCATCCGCCGCATTGATGGTGTTCGTCCCCGCCGCAGAGCCGACCAGTGTCAGCAAAAACGGCTCTGATCTTTGACCGGAAACGATGCCGCTGCCGCTGATTTCCCGCGCCGTAGCCGATGTTGCCAATGGAATCGTTGACCATGCAACTTGCTGGTCAAAAATATCCCCAGCCGCAACCGCTGTCACCGGAGCCGTTGCCAGCACGATCTGGTTGGTCGCCTGCACCGCTGAGATAATCGCCGCCTCGTTTCGGAAGCGCCGGTTCTCGACTGTCAAGTGCTGGATGACAACCCACTGGCCAGCCGCAAAGCCGTTCGTCGAAGCAACGGTGTTCGTGGTGGTGGCATTGGCTGCTGTGGCCGTGGTTTGGTTCGTTGAAACATAGGCCGTCAACGTGGACGATCCGGTGGCAAACAGCGCATTCATGTTCAGGTAGGTGATTACCGGCTCGCCTCCATTCGCACTATCAGGAGGGATGATTGCGTAGTTTGTTCCCGCGTTGATGGCTGTCCCGCCGACGGCATATCGGCTGAAACCGATGACCGGCGCGGCGGAAGCCACAATGACGCTGACCAAAGCCAGCGCGGTGATGATGATTTTGTATTTCATATTCGTTTTGATTGATTGTTTGTGGGGGCCGGTTTTACCCAGCCCCCGTTTCAAGTTCAGCTAAACGTGGACTGCACGCGGCCAAGGACGACATGCGGCACGTCAGACGCCGCCGAGGTGGTCGGGTTGTAAATCAACGCCGCGCCGTAATAGGTCTTGGCGGTGATCTGCGCGAACTGATTTGCCGGGTTGGCATGGTCGGGGGTGTCAATCACGGTGATGATCGGTGAATCACCGCTGCCGCCGGCCTTGCCGCTGGACAGCTTCGGCACCACGAACGCCTCGTCGCCGAGATAGGCAACACCGAAGATGCTGCCGGTGTCGCTCCGGGTGCCATACGTCGCGCCCTCGCGGAACGAGCGAGTCGTCGAAACGAAGATACCGCCGTCCAGTTCAAACTCGCCGCCGGGGAACAGCTTCAACGCTTCCGCGTTATACACCGCCGCCGCGAACCAGCTTGAATCCTGGCGCATGTCATTGATGACACGCGGAGCCGTGATGACCGGATAACGGTTGTTGACCATCGGCACGTCGTTTTCCTCAAGCTGAGTCATACAGCCGATGTGAAACGCGCGGCTCATCTTCGACGCCGACGCACTGGCCGCCGACAGAGTGGCGAAGTCGTTGGCTGAATTGAGCGTGGGGGCCGGGATGTTGAACCGCTCAAACGCCGTGTTGGAGTTATAGAGCGTCGCTTGACGCGAATCAACCAAGTTGGCCGAGATCGCCGGGTTGGCGAACATCGAGTTGGCGCAGACCGTGTCGAAATACAATGCCATGTCCTTGCCGAGCGACTTGGCGTTGCGTTTCTTCGGTTCGATCAGGTCAATCGCCAGTTCAATGTCTGAAATCTGATGGCGCTGGATCGCCTGAGTCAGATAGCAGTCAATGTAGCCGACCGGCACTTCGGCAATGGTCGTCGGAACAACACCTTCGTTGTAATCAACGCCCATGCGCTGAACGTAAGCCGTGGTCGCCTTCCGAAAACGGAAGTAACGAACCGACGTATGGCCGGAATTGGCCGGCACGGAACGACCGATGCCGTATTTGTGGAATTTGAGGTTGAACTCCAGTTCGTTGAAATAATTTTGGTCGAGAAAAATCTGCTGCAACGCGGCCAAGCTGGCCGGGTTGGATGTGGTTTGCATTGCCATAACAAAAATGGCAAGAGCTTTACCGGAGACTTATCGGCTCAATTTGCGCAAGTGGGCTTCCTGTTGTGCTGGCGTCATCTTGCTGAAATCAACTTCAGCAACATCCGAACGCTGCACAGAACCAGTCCCGCCACCGGGCGCAGTCAAAGCTTCAAGTTCCTTAACTCTTGCTTCATACTCGCCCAACTTCTTTTTCAAATCCGGCACACTTGCGGCGGCAGTTTTATTTGCCACCGCTTCCGCGACGAAATACCGCAAAACTGGCGTCTCGGTGACATCCAACCCATTCTGCTTGAGTTGAGATTCCGCCAAGTTGACCAATTTTTGAAACTCACTGCCTGTCACCCCGATGTCCGGCCAGTTCTTCGCAGCCTCAACCGTGTAATGCTGCAAGTGCTGCATGTTTCTGGCCCTGACCTGCTCCGCCGTCTGGTCGGGATTCTTCCGCTGATTCTCCGCGTTGGCGGTGTAAAGGTCGGCCATCGCTTCCGCCGCATTCGCCTGCTTGCGGTATTGCTTGGCTGTGTCCTTTGCCTTCGCGGCATCAGTGAAGTTGCCGTCCGATTCGAGCTTTTCAACACGTGCTTCCCACGCTTCCGCTTGATCCGTCAGAGTTTTGGCGTCGGCCAGCTTCTGCTTGGCATACGACTCGTTCTGCTCCGGTGTCACGCGGTTGCGGGCAATCGCCTGTTTTTCCTCGAAACGCTGCTGAGAAAGCTGGATTTCCTTTTCCTTGGCAGACAGCGCGGCTTCCTTCTCGTGAAGCAGGCGACTGCGTTCGTTGACAGCTTTCCAGTTCTTTTCCAGGCGTTCCGCGTTCTTGGCGTATTCGCTCCGGTTGTCGGGCTTGGCTTGAGTTTCTTTCGTCGCGTCGGGCTGTTTTTCCTTGTCAGCCGCCGCAGGTGTGCCGTTCTGTAAATCCGTTGGGCTTTTGACTTCTTCAACCTTTGCTGGCTCCGCCTGTTGAGCCGCAGGATCAGGCTTCGCCGGTTCTTTGGTGGTGGATTCCGGTGCGGCCATTGCGGCACGCAGGTCGGTTTCCATCTTGGCCAAGTCCGGTGATTGGGGCAATGTATCGGTCGTCATTTTTTATACTCGTTGGGAATCTCGCGCCGATTCGAGCGGGTCGGGTTGAGCATTGGTTTGCGAGCCATTGACAGGTAGCTCGCCGCCCTGAATTGAATCCTCCGTCGCAAGGTAAAGCTGCGCCGAGAGTAAATTGTTTGCGCCCTTCATCGAGGCGTTGTGGATCACCGCGTCCTTGTCGTTAACACAGGCGTCAACATGGTCAACGAACAGGCGGTGCTGGCAATGTTCAACCAGCTTCTTGCCGGTGGTCGTCTTGAGAAATTCGCGCCACGCATTTTTGTCGGCCTCAAGCCATTTACCCTGCCGTGGCATCACTTTTACCACGGTCGCGGTTTTGGGTTTTGACCAGGGCAAGTTCACTTCCAACGGCCTTTCTTCGATGTCAGCGCGGGCGCATGCACTGGTTTCGGCTCCGGCTTGACCTCGACAGCAACCGGCTTCTCGTGATAGTCAACAACACTCGTGTCCGCAAAACCCCACGACTTCAGCAATTCTTCCGTCGTCCGCACATGACAGTCGGCGATGACTTGAGCGTTTTGATCCGCAACGAAAACAATCTCCTTGCAGACAAACTTGACGTTATTGGAAATGATTGCTTGGCCCGATGCCGGAAGTGCCGTGAGGGAAATCTCCTTGCTGAACTCTTTTCGCGTGTCGTGCGAAATTGTTGACAAAAGCAAATTCATTGGTTCGGTTTTACTTTAACGGTAATGGGATGTCAAGATAGTTTGTTATACTTCATCCAAACTGCCCGCGATTCACAGTTTAAGACCATCAGCAGTCGGCTCGATTTTTGTATTGGAGGGGTCCTTGCTGTTCGGATATGGGTTTGAACCCAATCCAGATTCGTCGCTGATTCGCTTGAGGTTCATACCGAGCCACATGACAGCCTCTTGCAATTTAGTAAGCGCCAATGCGGACTCGCGGGACTTTGGCAATGCACGGACGGCGGCAATGTTCAAGTCAATATCCTTGCGGCATTGCTTTGTTTTGACGATTTCCTGTTCGAGCGGCGAAGGGTTTGTGATTGGCAGTGATTCGATGTTTTGTTGTGAGTCCATTTTGTTTTTTTGTTGCTGTTATGCCGTTTGAGTCATCGGTTGCGGTTGAATCTGTGTTTGTGGGCCAGCGCCATCCGGCGCTTGAGCCAACGCCTGCTCCATCTGTTGCATCAACTGCGCCGCCGCCTTGTGCGCCGCCGGGTTTTGCTGCTGCAAAATCTGCATCCGCTGGCCAAGGTTCTGGAAGATCAGCTGCTGCGCCTGCGGATTCATCGGCTTGCCGAGATGGTGAGCGGCTTCGAGCCATTGCAGAATCGTCTGGATGCGGACAAGCTGGTTCTGTTGCGGCTCAACTTTGGCTGGATAAGGAGGCATCGCTGTCAGCAAAAGCAGTTCCATCGCCTGCGCCTCGGACTCGTTCTGGTCTTTCAATCCTGTCGGAATAAAGCCTTGCAGGGCCGCTTGCCCATCAGCCGCAGACATCGCGCGCTTGACCCAGTAATCGGCGTTGCTGTTTGGCAACTGCGCAAAGGTGTTCATCAGCATGACCTCGCGTTGCAGCTTGGCTTGGCGATTCCAGCCGTCCGGCGATCCGTCCGGCGTAATCAGGTAGCTGTCATGCAGTGCTTGCTCAGGAAGCGTGTTCAACTGTCCGGTTGAATAATAGACGTAATCGCGCTCTTTGAACTGGCAAATCAAACCCCAGCGATGACGGTGAAGTTTGGCGAGGCGGCGACGGAACAAATCTGCCGAGTAACCCATGCCGACCTGCGTCAGCGCGCCAATGCGATTCGACTCAGCGGCAGTGATCGGCTTACCGCCGGTCTTGCTGTCCGCAGCCGTGATCCCGGCGTCGGGCACCTGCCCAATCTCTTCGCTGACGGCCTTGGAATAATTCAACATCTCCGTGTAAGGCACGGGCGGCGGCGAGAAGTTTACCGACTCAATCCCGCCACCGATGAACTGGCCGTCATCGAGGCGAAGATTCGCCATGTTCTGAATTTCCTTCTGGCTTGTGAAAATGCGTGTGTTCGCGATCCGCATCCCGTCAGCCCACATATTCTCGATGTAGGTTTCCTTCTGCTCCTGGACATCTAGCAATTCGCCAAGGCCGCGAGGCGCATACCAGCCTTTTTCCTTGGACTCCATCTGAAACGACGTGAAGCAAATGGATTCCTTCTTGCGCCACTTGTAGGGATTTCCGTAGGGCTTGCGAAGTGGAATTTCCGGCGCGTGCGGAGAGTAGGTGTGAATCGTGTGGCCGCCTGCGGTTCGCACCCAATGCTCGAACACCAGGATTTCGTTTGAGTCGGACGAGTGAGTTATTCCTTCGCGAAGCTCCATTTCAATCTTGTAGATGCCCAGCGATTGAAAGTCTGCGTTGCCGCGAATTTTCTGAATTGTTTCTTCGGACGTGTCCCAGCGAGCATCAAGCAGCCGATAGCTTGCAACCGTGAACTGGCGGACATGAATCCACTCGTCGGAATCGTCAAAGTCGTTCGCCGACTTCGGCATCAACAGGAACATGGGGTCAATGGCCTCGTCAACAATGCGGTAGCCATCCAACGGATCAACGGTTGACTTGATGATGCCGCGGCCCTTTAGCAGCATGTGGTCAACAGCGCAGTCAATTTCATCAATCAAATCCGTTTCTTGATACGTGATGAAGTCGTAATAATCCGCAGCCGCGTCAGACTGCGATTGAACCTGCTGCTTGAGTGCCGTGAAGTTGCAGAGTCGATCGCCAGCCGTTAGTTGCCCCATCCAGAACGGCTTTGATTTCCGAATGGCACGATCAATGGTCTTGCTGTGCAGGTCGGCCTGCCAAGGCTTCGTTTTGTCGCGACGCGGGAGTCCATCGTGGCGCATGGCGTAATAACGCCGAATCTTCGTTTCCCATCTCAGTCTTTCGGTGAGAATTTGTTGCGCGGAGTCGAATTGAGGATTAACTGGCATCCAAAGCTTTTCTACATTCTTTACCGATATAGTCAACTAAAAACGATAACCGTTCGCATCGCGTTCAAGCGGCTGCTCCTCTTGGTGCCGGTGATTCTGGTATGGTTGAGCCATGTTGCGCGATTGCAGGTTGAACGTTTTGAGGTTCGGCAGACGTGCGCAAGCAATGGCCACTGCATCAGCTCGGTCGGGAGAGCAACGCACCGGCCCGCCCTCGCGATTTGGGTCTTTCATCGCAAGCTTGGATTCAATGGCGAGAAGTCCGCGATTGTTTGGGACAATACGACGGTTCAGAAGTTGTCCGTAAAGCTCGGTGTCGGCTGGAAGAATCAATTTTCGTTGCGTTATCAGCATTGAAAGCTCAACCCACATTTCAGTGCAAAGATTCTGGTATCGGTCATTGAATCGCGGCTTTTCTCCGAAGTTTGCACGGCGAACGTGCCAGCCCATCTTGTGAAGCTGGTCAATCAGCAGCGAGCCTTCGCCGCCGTTATCGCCCTCGATGATGTCAGCATCCATCGGCGTCAAACCCATCTTGATGAACTCACCAACCAGCCGGCCAGCGGTCGCGTGCAAGCCGCGCTCGCGGAATGCGGCTTCGATGCGGACGCGGTTTCCTTGGCGCCTGGCAACGACCGTCTCGTCACCGTCGGCTGACTCGCTCCATGCAGCATCAAATCCAACCTTGGTGTCGCCGGGTTCGAATGGCGGCGGATCGGCAAGCAGCGCATCCAACTCACCGAGCTGGATGATCGCACCTTGGACGAACGGCATGAACTCGCAATCAAGCATCGAACGCACCAGAGGATGATCCGCGCCCCACTTTTTGCGTATTGCCTCAATTTCCGATTGCGAAATGTGCGGGCATTCAGAAGCGCGTTGGCGAATCGGTGGATGTGTCAATCCAAAGTTCGGATCGGTCTGCGAAAGGTAGAACACGCCCTGAGCAAAGCCAGTGGACGACGTGTATAGAATCCGGCAATGCTCGCGCGGAATCCGGCAGCGGTCACCGGCCTGAAAGAAAGCGTCCTTCACAGTTTTCGATTCGTCGTAAATCAGCATGAGCGGATGCTCAGCCGTCCCGTGATGACCCTCAAACTTGCCGGCGTCGTTCGTTGAGACAGCGTGCAGGAATGAGTTTGGATCACCAGTCTCAACTCGATCCTCAAGGACGCGCAGATTTCGGAAGCGATATTCAAAACTCTTAAGCATCGGCATCAACTGGTCTTTCAACTGCGCCCAAGAGCCGGACGTTGCGATGACCTTGCCTTTGCGCAGAACCAAATGAGCAAGGCAGGCCGCGAGGATCACGCGACTCGTCTTGCCGCCGCCGTTGCACGAGCAAAACGACACTAGTGAGCCGGGGACGTTGAGGGCGTCCAACGCTTCGCGTTGCTTTGGGTAGAGAGAAAATCCAAGCTGCTTTTCTGCAAAGCCGGAATGTGAGGCAGACTCGAAACCTTTTTGGACTTCAGCCAAGACTTCGTCGTAGTTTCTGCCCAAATCGTGAGCCAGTTTTTTGGCGACGCGCTCGATTTCGGCGGCGTTACTCATCGTCAATGTCTTTGGCAGCATCAGCCGCGGAATCACGAACGCTTTCGATTAGCGATAGCGGGTTTGGACAGTCGGGAGCGTTGCGGGAGCGTTTGCTTCCGTCGCCGCCGCAGGCGATGTCCATTGCAGCGTTCGCGGCGTCCACCGGGAGCGTCACGACTTTGATTGCGGATGATATGAAGTTTCCGAACATAGGTTTTGGTTTTGTTTATTTAATCAGATTTTTTCGCAAGCGCGACGGCCACCAGCAGCGACAAGTTTTCCGAGCCGTCAACTTCAAGCACGTCGCGCACCTTGCCGTAACCGCGTTCTGCAAGCCATTTGTTCGCCTCAATGCAGTCAGAGTGACGCGGACGCTTGCCGTCAATTTTGAAAACGCCTGAAGCGATTCCAGCCATAACCTCGACGATGGCGACGCCGTTCTTGGTCTTTTCGCGGACGAGAGTTTCAAGACCCTTCGGACGACCGCCGGGATTACCGGACTGGCCGGGCTTGAATTGCGTTTTAGCTTTACCAGTTTCCATCCTGCCATGAGGTTTATTCATTTATCGGTAAAGTTCAAGCTGAAAAGTTGTTTAGGCTTGACAGAGATTAAAATCCTCCCCCTAAATCCCCCTCACTGGCATTTTGGCTGCTGGGGTTAATCGTTCGAGCGCCGGGCGACGCGCTTGGGTTTTCGTTTGGCCTTTGCCCGAAGCGCCTTCATTTTCGCCGACCGTTCAGCAGCGGAAAGACCGCCCCACCGGGATTCGGCGGAGCGGCGTTGCATTTCGCGCATGTAATCACTGGCGGCCTTGTTCATGCGACCTCCGCATCATAGATGTCAGACATCTTCTGGTATCCGGCGAGGTCGCCTTCGGGCGTGTAGTCTTTTTCGAGCAGTTCCACCACATCGCCGACCTTGCCGATGTATTCCGCACCATCCGCCATTGCGAGGAATCCGCCGCCGACCCGTTGGAGCTTCGCGATGTTGTTGCTGATTCCGATCACGTTGAATTTCGTCGTATTTTTCATTTTGTTCTTCTTTGGCTTCGGGTTACTGGCCCGTCGCTCTTTACGTGACCAATCTACACGACGTAGCGGCTACGTCAATAGATATTTCATTATTTCTTCCGATTGTTTGTAAGTCGTTGACCGGACGCTCGAACCACGGGTTGGAGCGAACCCGGCCATAGCGTTTCGGTTGCAATTCATATTTCATTTGGGCCGTGTCGCTCACCCCGACCGTTGTGCTGGTTGGGGTAATCCTCTGGCGCAAACTTCGCCCGCTCGGTTATTAGCATCCTTGCGCCGTCGAAGTTGCATTTCACGAATGTTCCAGTGCCGCCTTTGGTTGATTTGAGCACGCGAAGATTCAGTGTAGCCGCCTCTTTGGCGTCCTGCCAAGCTCCGATCATCACGCCGCAAGATGATTCGATGCTGCCTGATTCCTTGGCGCTGTGAAGCGTCGGCTCCCAATCTTCGTCAACATTTTGAGGCCGGGCGATCTGGCTGGACGCGATGATTATGGTTCGCGTGGATTTCGCCATCACTTTTAATTCCTCGGCAATGTCGGAAATCTTCTCGCGCCGGTTTTGGCCCTCACCCTTCACAAGCTGGATGTAGTCCACCATGACGACGCGCGGGCGCTCGCCAAACTTCAGTTCTGAACGTGTGATGATTTCCTCCATGCGCGCAAGCGTAAGGCGGGCGACGGGGCAGACAAGCAGGCCGGCATACGCGGCGTCCATCTCTGAAGCTATCGTGTCGTCTTGGGCTTGATAGGTCGTCTCTACTTGCTCGCCCGTCATACGCGTAGTCATCGAAACAAATCGCTCAAACATCAATTCTTTTGGAAGCTCCAACTCAAAGAAAAGCGTTGGTAGCGGCAGCGCCGCCTTGGCGATTTGCTGCAAGATTCCTGTCTTGCCAGTGCCGGTGTCGCCGATGATGAATACAAGTTCGCCGGGAACGAGCGCGCGCATTCTCAACCCAAGCGTCGGAAGCCACTTGCCCAGCGAAAAAGAATTTTCACCCATTGAGCGCACAAAGTTTTTGTAGCTCGACTCCATTTCTCCAATGGAATAAATCGGCAGAGAGTGGCCATTGACCGAAGGATGCGCAGCTTCGGCCATGTCCCGCAGTGCCGCCCTTGCTTCGTCCGGTTTTTTAAATGATGCGATGTAGTCGGAAACATCTTTGACCGTGCTCGGCATCTTTACGACGCGAACAGTCTTCGCGAATGGAGCGATGGTTTCAGAAACGAACTGGACATATTCCAGCCCCGGCTTGTCGTTGTCGCCACAAATCACAACGTCTTTTCCGGTGAAGTTTTCGCCGTAACTTTCCAGCCAGTTTTTTGAACCGCCGACATTGCAGGTTGCTTCAAATCCAAGCGCGACTAAATTTTCAACGTCCTTTTCCCCTTCGGTGATCCAGACGCTTTGTGCCTTGATGATTTCCGGCAGACGATAAATCACACGCTCAACACCATCCATTTTCCAAACCCATGCGCCGTTGACCCTGTGACGTTGCCGGAACGATTTCGGTTTCATGCGCAGTGCCTGATAAACCTCAACCCCGTTCGCGTCGCGGTAGGAATAAATTTTGTCAATGACAGGGATCGCGTCAGGTTCGCCGTTTTTCTTTTCCGCTTTGGCTGGCGGCGGGGTGAACTTCACGGGTAGTTCCTTCGCGAATAAATCCTTTGGCTGCAAGCCGAGCGCGCCGACAATCTCCGGCATTGTGCAGCCGGCAAAACACTTGACCAGAACGCCGCCGTCTCTGGCCGGCGAGATTGACAGCGAAGGCGTCTTGTCTGAATCGTCGTGATGCGGGCAGCGAACTAAAACGCCCTGCCCGGTCTTGCGCGTCTTTTGAAACCGGCTGATGAAGTCCTCGTATTTCATTCCTCGATCCCCATTTCTCGAAGTTGTTCCGCCGTCGGAACCATGTCGCGAATCGTCGCAGTAGGTTTTTTGGATGAAGGGAATTGTCCGTTTGTTTTTTTTGCCCCATTGGATCGCCAGACCTTCAGTGCATTCAGAAGCAATGGCTCTACCTTTCGGATTGGATTACCTCTGCCATCCAACCAGTTCGATGCGTCGTGTGTGTTCCAAAACCATTCAGCGCAGTCTTTCGGCACGCCCCTCATTTCTGCCAGCGAATCGAAATCTTTTCGGCTCATTGGCGGAGTTTCTGGGAACTCTCTCTCTTTCTTTTCTCTTATCTCCTCTCCTCTCCTCTCCTCTTGGCCGACAGTGTCCCGACAGTGTCCCGACAGTGTCCCGACACTTTTACCATTATTTGGGTTTTTATCGCCTGCCTGATTTTGCTTTTTGGTCAGCTTTTGGCAGTATTCTGACTGTTTTTCACCCCATTTTATCACAGTTACGGAATCCGGCTGGCGGCTGATGTATCGTATCTTTTCGAGCAGAATTATGGCCTCATTGACCTTTGGGATGGATAGCCCAAGCCTCTTTGAAAATCCAAAAAGCTCAATCTCGTCTGATCCCCAAGACACTGTCCCGACTTTGTGCCGACACGCTTCCGACAGTATCCCGACCCACACCGGAATAACCTCTGGCAGTTGAGAGATGGCGTATTGCAGACGAGTTTCGTCCAAGTCGTTCTCGTAGAATTTGAACCAGTCTGCCATATTATTCCTTTTCCGTATCGGGAATAGACGAGATTTTTATCCCATCAAAGCAGGTTTCGTCGTGATCAAAATAAACCGGCTCCGACTTGATGTTTAACCCCTTGAAGTGTTTCATTTTTTGAGCCTCATCAAGTGCCAGTTGAGCCAACATTCCAATATCAAAAGTTACAGAAATAACGATCTTAGGCTTCATTGAATCCTCCAAACTCTAAAGCCGCCACCCTGAATCTGCGTAGAAACGGGGAAGTCAGAATCGCGATGCGATCCTGGAAACCCAGATGCACAAATCCAAGATGGCGGCGTTAAATTTCGTTTGATTTTCATTCAGCTTTTATTCATTCGGTGGTTTCTACTCACCGGCCAACTCGCGTCAGCGCCACCCATCATCCCAAAACCTTTCCCCTCGTCAACACAATTTCGGAAAAATGTCAATTCAGGTGTTATCCCCATGATGATTTGAGGGGTTGAATTTGCGGAAAAGTGATTTTGTCCAATGTTTGAAAAGGTTTTGTTGAAGTTTAGAAGCCGGTAAAAACTTTTGATAAATAGTTGACAATATTTTGCGCTCTGTCATTATCAGGCAAATGAAACAAATCGAAATAGCCCAAAGAGTCAGGCAGCTAAAGGTCGGAAAGCACTTCATGGTTAAATCAGAGCGGGAGCGGCAATCCGCTTCCCGCGTTGCGAAGTCGCTAAAAGATTCGGGCGTCATTGATTTCGATGTTGTCACCAAAGAGGGGGACAACGGAGAATTTAAAGTGGCTGCGATATGAAAAGAATTTTTATCTACGGCCTGTTCTCAAAATCTACCGGAAAATGCCGGTATGTGGGCCAAACCAGAAACATGAAAGCGCGCGGTTGCGCACACCGTTCCAACAACACCATACGGGAAGATTTTGAAATTAAGATTCTTGAAGTTGTTGCTTACAGCAAGGCAAACAAGGCCGAAAGGAAATGGATTATCGAGTTTAGAAATCAAGGATCGGAACCTATCAACAAACATCTGCCAAACCCGGTGAGAACAAGATTCAAAACCAACGAGATAAGGAAAAGAATTGCTGCCGGAAAATCTTTTTGGGTTCCAACAAAAACGGAAAGGGTGCAGGCTTGTAGCGCGGCAAAATCGCTCGGCATTAAATACGCAACCGGTTCTGACGAGCGCGGCGGATTTTATATCATCCGTGTGCCGAAAGTAGAAATACCAACAATACCAACCAAATAATTTTCACCGCCATGCTGCGGACAGACCTCATAGCATGGTCGCAACGGTTAAGGACACCGAGACGGTGGCGGTGAATTGAAAATTTATGACACCAAAAAGAATCCAGCTATCGCGCAAAAAAGGATGGAGGTTGCCGCCGAATACAGTGGTGGTAAGCCGTCCGACGCGCTGGGGAAATCCGTGGAAAGTGCGCAAGGGGCCGATGCGAAAACTCACGGATGACGCATCGCAAGCCGAAGCAGTTGAAGCCTTCGAGATGATGCTGGCCGAAGGCGCAACGCCACCGTTCGCACTGGCCAACATCCGTGAAGAGCTTGCCGGAAAGAATCTGGCGTGTTGGTGTAAAATTGGAACCCCATGTCATGCTGACGTGCTGCTCAGGATCGCAAACCCTCGCTTAATATGAACTTTGAACCACCAAACAGATTCTGGATGTCGCAGACGAACAAAGAATTGTCGCAGGCCAATGCGCGCTTGAAATCGCTTCTACTGGCGTCGTTCATCGTGGCCGCGATTGGCTGGGGATTGGCGATCTGGGGGATTTTTCAATGAGCCATTCAATCTTCACCAATCTAGGCAGCAACCAAGACCCCGACGATTACCGCGATCAGGCCGTGGACAGGGAGCGCGAGGCGGCCCCAATCTTAGGCTATTGCTCGTGGCATTTCGGCGGAAAAGGTAGCTGGTATGACCGCGTGACCGGCGAGGCTGTTGCGAGCAACCAGAAGCCGGCGTCGCATGGAATATGCGCGGCTTGTTCAGCGGAGCAAGTCGAGATTGCGCGGAAGAATCGCGAGGCGTTGCCGAAATCAAACCCTACCCAGCCATGATCTCACTACACCAAGACACCAGCGCGGCAGCGATGCCCGCAGCATCGGACGCTGCCAAGCTGCGCGAGCGTTGCCTTGCAATTCTGAAATCGCGCGAAGCCACCGCCGACGAGGTCGCGGAAATCATGGGCAAGAGTGTCCTGTCAATCCGTCCGCGCATTTCGCAACTTGCAGCCGCTGGCCTGATTTACGATACGGGAAGGCGCGGCAAAAACAACAGCGGGCATAGTGCGATAATTTGGGCTGCTAAAACTGATTTCAAACTTGAGGCATGAGCATTTACGCCAGCGAATCATCCGGCGCGGGTTTTTCTAACTGCTTTCCCGCCAACCGGAACTCGCTGGCAAAATTAACCC